AATGAAATTAACATCAATCTTCTATGGAATGATTCATTTATTAAATTCATGTTACCATTTGTGTGAAAATGTTGCGTAAATAAATTATATGTTTGAATTAATTTAAGTTTAGAATATTGATTTAAATTTTCATACTTAAATGCTGGCATTTTTTTTCTTTTATTAACACTATTATGAAAAACATATAATAAATCTATTAAATCTTGTTTTGTTTTTATGTTAGCAACACTAACATTCATCCAAAAAGTCTTTGCATGATTAGTACATTCAGGACAAGGCAAATTATTACAAATTTGTATTATCATTTTTATTAACTGCTGGCTTATAAGTGGAAAACTAGTTTCTTTTACTTTTTCAGCTAATGTATGTATAAAAATCCATGTGGGTGGTCCCCATTCGCTCGGCGACATTTTATATATATACTTTTGAATAAAATATACTTAATTTATTCATATTGATTTTTTTTATAATTTGTATACTTTTTACACATTTTTTTATAATTTTTATACTTTTAAGAAAAGTATAAACAAACCATGCCATCTTAAATTATATATTAATTTGACTAAATATTTTATGGTTATATATATATAAATGAAATCAAAAAAATATTATAAAAAACATCAAAAAATAAAAAAATATAAAACAAAAAGAAATAAAAAATCTAGAATTTTTAGAAGAAAAAAAACATTTAGTAAAAGAAGAAAATATAATAAACATGGTGGAATGCCAATTCAAACAAGAAGCATGTCAAGAAAAAGAAAAATTCAAGAATTAGAACAACCGCAACTACAACTACAACCACAATTACCAACAATTTTTGAAGAAAATCAAGAAACATCTTCAATTGTCCAACCAATTGTCCAACAACAAACTAGAAATAATGAACAATTTAGACAAACCAGAGAATTAATGACACAACAACTTGCTAATCCTAGTCAAAGAAAAGCAAATATGTTAAGTGCTGTTTGCAATTCTGATACAAGAGGAGCATGTTTAGATTTTGGAATTTATCGTGAACAAATTAAATTTTTCTTTGATAATTATTTATTAAGTTCTCCATATCCAAAAACTATGAAACGAATTGGTAATCCTTCCAATAATGGATTTATATTACAAGTTGAATATGAAAGAGATAATTATAAATCTTATTCAGTTATAAAATGCAATCAAAGTAATGAAAATGATAATTTATTATATGAATATTATGTTGGAAGAATTTTTATTAATGAATTTGTTCCAATATTTCCTTGTTTTGTTGAAACTTATGAACAATTGTATTTTTTTAATGATCCTTCAAATTTTAATTTTGCAAAATCAATTGATAAAACTGGAATTAATATAAATAATAATGTAAAAAATAATTTTAGAGAAGTAAAAAATACTCAAAATTTAATAAATCCATTAAATGAATTCGCTAATAATACTTGTAAATTTGGAAAAACTAATTCTATTGCAATTATGATTCAACATTTTAATAATATAACATCAGTTTATGATGCATTAAAAAATAATTATAATAATACAATTTATGATTTGCCAAATATTTTATTTCAAGTTTATTTTGTTTTAAATATACTTAAAGATGAGTATACTCATTATGATTTGCATTTAAGCAATGTTTTTTTATACAAACCATATACAACAAATAAATATATTGAAATGCATTACCATTTAAATGATGGTAAAATTGTTACATTTCCAACAGAATATATTGTTAAAATAATAGATTATGGCAGAAATTTTTTTAAAAGTTTAAAAACTGGTGTTGATTCTCAACAATTATTTGATTTGTTTTGTTCAAATCCTTCTGCACCAGAATGTGTAAGTAACAATCCGTATGATCCATGCAATTCTGAAACAAGTGGAATATTTACTGGAGAATATAAAGATAGTCCTGGTAGTTTTTATTATATTTCTCCAAATAAAAAAAATATATCACATGATTTAAGAATGATTTATGAATCATTACAATTTGGAAATATTATAAAAACATTATTTCCAAATGCATCATTAAAATATGATCATAGGTTTGGAACCGAAGAAAATATAAATATTGGTGGAAAAGAATTTACAACAATTGACATGACAAATTCAAATTTAAAATCATATACTATAGATGAATTAGTTAAAATTTGTGACAAGTACAATATTCCATATTCAGAAAATGATAAAAATAATAAATTAACTCTTGTAAATAAAATTCAAGCAAACACAACAAATAAAATAGTTAATGTAAATAATGCATTCACTTTTTTATTAGAAAAATGTTATATTTGGAATAATCTTAAATTTATTGGATGGAAAACAAAAACATTGAGTTCAGAAGAAAAATACAATAAATATGCTTCTCCAAAATGGACTAAAATGGGAGATATGCACATATATGAAGATAGAAGACCTTATGAATTTATTGCTAGTGCAATAAATTAAAATATCTAAAAATATGTAACAAAATATGTAAAAAGTATAATAAAAATATATATATATATTAAAAAATATATATTAAAAAATATTTATAAAAAATATAAATAATAAATAAAATGCAAAATCAAGAACAACATTTAGAACAACAACAAGAACAAAATTTAACAAAAGAAGAATTAATCACAAATGTTAAACAATGGATTGAATTTGACACTGAAATAAATAAATTAAATAAAACAATTGCAACAATTAAAAAACAAATTCAAGATAAAAATAAAGAAAAAAAACATTTAAGTGATAAATTAATGATTGTTCTTAAAAAAAATAATGCAGACATTACACTTGGCAATCATACTTTATCTCATAAAGTTACTAAAAAAACTAACCCAATTACCAAAAAATATTTATTAGAACAATTAAACTCATATTATAAAAATCAGCCAGAAATTGCTCAAGATATTTCTAAACAAATATTAAACAATCGTAAAGTTATAATTAAAGAAAATATTGTTCTAAAAGAAAATCTTTAATAAAAATAATAAATATAATAAAAATACATATTTTATTCAAAACATATTTATATTTTTTTATTAATAAAAAAATAAAATAAATATAAATTCGTTAAAAATATTTATTTACAATATTTAAAATATTATTATATTTAATAAAAATGAGTGAAAAAGAAATTGTCACACAAATACTAAATAGAGAAATATTTATGAATTTATTGACAAAAAATCCAGGATTAATTATTATTAAATTTGGTGCAAAATGGTGCGGGCCTTGTAAACGTATTAAAAACATTGTTCACGGTTTTTTTGTATCATCACCCGACAATGTTTTATGTTGTGATATTGATGTTGATGAATGTAGTGACTTGTATTCATTTTTAAAAAGTAAAAAAATGATTAATGGAATACCAGTAATGCTGTGTTACAAAAAAAATAATACAACATTTATTCCAGATGATTCTGTTATTGGAGCTGATCCACAACAATTAGATCATTTTTTCAGAAGATGTGGCGATCATCTTAAGTATAGTATGATTGAAGGAAATATCAGAAGATAAATATATTTTTTTATAAAATAATTTATATTTTTTATAAAAATTGATTAAAATATAATTAATTTATTATTAATAATAAATTAATAAAAATAATAAAATGGATAAAAATAAAAATAATAAAATGAATAAAAATAATGAAAATAATGAAAATAATAAAGAAACATGTTCCATTTGTTTGGAATGCATTTCACTATCTGAAAATAATAATAATGTATCTGTAACAATATGCAATCATAAATTTCACACTTCATGCATTTTACAACTCCACAATACTAAAATTTGCCCTTATTGTCGACAAGAATTATTTAATTTTTCAAAAATACAAACATCAATATTTAATGTTGATATATTACAACAGAATCAAAGTCAAAATCAAGAAGAATTTTCAATTGAAAAAATAATAATTAGATTTATTGGCGGATCTATTGCATTTATTTGGTTAATTTACTGTATTAATATTATAAGCTCAATAATAATAATATTTTTTGAAAAATATGCCATCGACTTTTTAATTCATATGGGTTTATCATTACTTCCTGTTATCATACCTACCATCATACTTTATATAGTTTATTTTATAATTCAAATATTAGAACTCTGGCTTATATAATTTCTCTTTGGTATTAATATTTCTTTTGCTACTTTACTTATAATTTTATCATAATTTTGTTGCTCTTCTTCAGCTGATATTCCACTCATATTATTACTCACAATTTGTAAATATTTATCATTTGTTGATGTTGATGGATCATTCCAATCTGGATTATTTTTTTGCCAAACTAATATTTGTTTCATATTATTATGTGTGATTGTTTTTATAACACATTTTAATTTTTTTCTATCAGGCGTTTCTTTTTCCCAAACATTATTATCTTTTATATAAATTATTTCACGTCTTAAATCAGTGCAATACATTGGTCTATCATTCATATTTAATTCATTTAATTTATTTATAAATATTTTTGATATTCCTTCTACATATCCTAATCTACCAGTTTCTTCTAAATCTTCAATATCAACTGAAATTGAACTTATAAAATCACTCATATTCATTGCATCTTTGCATGTTACATTTAAAAATACTTGCAAATTGAAATGATTTGTTGTTGTATTGTATGAATTTGAATTAAACATTGATTTTTCTTCTTTTTGATTTTCCTCCATCATCTCCATTATTCTCTTGTTTTGTTCTACCAACATTTGTTTAAACTCGTCATTTTGCCTTATGAGTGTTAATATTAAATTGTTTTTATCATCCGATGTTGCAAAACTTATATCATCATCTCCATCATAAACTTCATATTCAAAATTACTCATATCACTCATTATCGACTCATCATAGCAACATTTTTTTCTATGCTTGCATAATCCACTTCTATGTGAATAAGATTTGCCACATTTACATGTATATTTTTTTATATTTGTATCATATTTACTTCTCACTGTCATTATATGTTTTATCGTAGTTAAGTGCCTATTAAAATGCTGTTTATTTCTTGTCTTATAATTACAATCAGTACATAAATATATTGTATCTATTTTCTCATCTGATATATATTCATTCATTTTATATTTATTTATTTTATTCATTAATTTTTATTTTTATATATATATTTTTTTATTATTTTTACCCAAAAACGTTATCCTATGTGTTACCCTTACCAACTTCAGTAACAATAAATTATATTATATTATTTATTTCATATCATAAATGGTAAGAAAAATATATTTTCAAAATCACTTACCTTTTTTACCCAAAAACGTTACCCTAGTGTTACCCTCACCAACTCCAATCACAAGAAAATATTTACAATAATTGAATTATTACGATGTTTAATGCGAAAATATTTGCTGAAAAATCATTTACCTTTTTTGTTTTTTTGGGAAATTTTGCAAAAATCACATTTTAATAAAAAATATTAAAAAATGAGACCATACCAATCACCGTTATTTTTTCTGCAGAGATTTTCATATCTTTTTTGTAAAAGTTAAAATCTGACATTTTTAAAAATGTCAAAAATGAAAAAAATTTTTTTTGAACAGAATGTATTTTTTATATTTTTTATATTTTTTATATTTTTAATAAAAATTAAAAAATATTACCAAAACAAATAACAAATAATAAATATTCTTAAAATATTAAAAAATATGTGAAATATAAAAAATAAATGTATCCTCGTTTTTTCGAAAATGTCTTTTTGAGAATGACATTTTTGGAAAAACAGTGATATATTTTTTTAACATACCCTCAAAATTTGGAAAATGTCTTTTTAAGAATGACATTTTTGGAAAAACGGGGATATAATTTTTTGAACATACCCTCAAAATTTGGAAAATGTCTTTTTGAGAATGACATTTTTGGAAAAACGGGGATATAATTTTTTGAACATACCCTCAAAATTTGGAAAATGTCTTTTTGAGAATGACATTTTTGGAAAAACGAGGATACATTTATTTTTTTATTTTTTTTATATTTTTCAATATATTAATAATATTTATTATTTGTTATGTGTTTTGGTAATATTTTTATTTTTTTTAAAATATAAAAAAAATATATAAAAATACAAAATTTATATTCTGTTCAAAAAAAATTTTTTCAAAAAATGACAAAAATAAAAATGTCAGTTTTTAGATTTTACAAAAAAGATATGAAAATCGTTGCAGAAAAAATAATGGTGACTTGTATGGTCTCATTTTTTAATATTTT